TTACCGTACCATCGTCCTGTTCATCATTTCTAAAAGGGGAAGCCGGTCATACTGATCTAAATAATTCCGTAAAAATTCGACCTGCTCAAACAATTCATTTCCAAGCTTTAAATAGGTTTCTCGCTCCGATGGGTTCGATAATCCGGCCAGCTGCTGATATCCAAACACACTTTTCAGGATCCGTACATAGTATAGCGGTATCATTGACAGAACATCGCGCTCCGTTAACGGCTCGATGGCTGCGAATGCCTTCAGATACTCAGCCAGCTGAGTGAAATTCAATTCTTTTCGGAGAAAATCCCGTGCAAAAAACAGATAAAAACGAAACAGTTCAAAACTGATCGGCATGATCCTGGCAGAAAGGAAATCCAGTGTTGCGATTTTATCTTCCGAATTCAGCAATAATTGATTCGCTGTATAATCTCCATGGCTTTTTTTCCAGCTTATCCCTGAAAAATCAAATTCCGGTGATGCTTTGAGCTCCTCCAGGTAGGTAATCTTTCTGCGGATATTCCGGCAGACCGTCTCATCTTGAATCCGCTCAAGCAAAGCATCATGCTTCTGTATGCTCTCATTTATTGCATCTGCCGAACAGTCTCCCAGCGCCGAGCGCGGAAACTCCATCGGCAGGGTTTCAAGCGCCTTTAAAAGAGAGGCGTAATGTCCGGCAAATCGGATCAGCTGCCCCGTTTCTCCGGAATAGTTCGGAAATGCAGTTCCATCTATCCACTCATAAAGATAGCATATATGGCCGCCAAAGGAAAAATATCTTCCTCCATTCCGGGTCAGAAGGTGCTTCACTGCAGGCAGTCCCGCTCTGTTTAAACAGCCGCATATGCCGATTTCCCGCTCGACCTGATCCACCGATACGCCCGATTGCAATTCTTTTCAAGCCCCATATCCAGTATCAGGCAGCTTACCGGATGCTCCAGTATAAAATCCGCTGCATACTGCTGGTAATCATGCGCCTTGTATTTCATCTAAAATCCCTCCAATCCTTTCTGTGCCGTCCAGCACATACACCAAAAAACCTAATTTCCGAAGCTGCCCGATTCTTTTTTCCTGCAGCGCCCTCGGCACTTTCCCCGGTGCCTTCAATTCCACAAACGCCATCTTCCCACCCGGCATCAGGACGATGCGGTCAGGCACCCCATTCATACCCGGAGAGACAAACTTCAGCGCCATGCCCCCGCGCTTCTTTGCTTCCTGTCTCAGACGGCTCTCGATCACACTTTCTAACATGGCTTATTCCTCCTTTGCCGATTGCGGTTGCCCAATGGGTTTTATCCTTTACGCGCATATACGCCTGCGATTGCCTTTTTTATCTTTATTTTTTTATCTCAACCAGAATTTATGGGAAATTGGGAAACCGAAACCCGGAAGCCCTTATTCTGCAAGGTGCCAGCACGGTTTCCCACTAGCGTTGCCCATTGCCGTTTGGGAAACCACAAGCAACCTGTCATATGGTTTCCGAAGTTTCCCTTACAAATGTTTTCTGCACTCCGTATAAGGGGATTTTCGTCTTTCCCGTACTGTTGGCGTCATACTTTTTCCAGCCGCCAATCTTATTGATGATGCCTTCGATCTCATAAGAATCCGTTTTCCGAAGATTCTGGCGTTCCTTGCCGAAGCACTCCACCCATATCTCCATGCAGCACACACGCTCCCTCCTGAGAGTCCCTGTGATCCCCTCGGTTTCAAATTCGCCGCCGCCCAAGAATGCCCTCCTCTGATAGATATCCATCACATTCCAGTTATCCGGCAGGAGGCGGTCAAGATAATCCGCCACGATGCCCTCCCGGTCATCGGACTCCATTGCTTCCTGCTGCATCTTATAGGCTTCCTCTGCTTCCCGTCCCTTTAAGAACAGCTCCTCGCCTTCCTTATAGAGATGTATCGCTTCTGCCCACACCTGATCCACGCAGTCCAGCTCCCACGGATGGAACTTCCCCGTCCCCGGAACATGGACCGGCCAGAACCTCCGGTTTCCCGTCACATCACGCAGGAAGCCGCCCTCTGAGTTTGTGCTGCCGACAATGACGCATTTCCTCGGATGGGATTCCACGTTCACGCCGTATGCCTGACGGAACTTGTCATCCTGTCTCGTGACAAAAGACTTCACGACCTCCACTTCGGTCTTGCGGATACCGCTCATCTCTGAAATTTCCAGTATCCAGTTGCCGAGCAGCTTCTCTGCGGCAGTTTTATCCCTCATGTCGGAAATCGAGAGGGAATCAGAAAACCACTGCTTCCCCAGCAGGGAAAAAAACGTAGACTTTCCCATGCCCTGCGGACCGTTCAGCACAAGGATGGAATCAAATTTAATGCCCGGCTCATAAATGCGGGCTGCCGCTGCGACAAGCGTCTTACGGATCACCGCCCTTGTATACGGGGTATCCTCCGCGCCGAAATAATCGATGAGCAGGGTATCCACACGCTTTGTCCCGTCCCACTTTAAGCCGGAAAAATATTCTTTGATCGGATGGTACAGCCTGTCGGAAGATACCACCGCAAGCAGGGCATCCTTGAATTTCGCCGGGGACCATATCCCGTACACCCTCTCAAAATATACCTTTGCATTGGCAAGGTCGGAATCATTCCATCCCGGCTTGACCTGCTTCCACGGAAGCGTGCCGATGACATCTATGGTATCCTTGAATTCGTTGTAGACGATATTTTTGAAATTTCCGTCATTGCGGATGATCAGCGCAATGTTCTGAAGGCTGTCTTTTATATTTCCCCGGCGGTCAAGCACAAGGCGGCTCTGCCAGTCCTCCTCTTCCCCTGAAAACTCTGCCGCCGCCAGCTCCTGCCTTTCCCTTGCCAGCGTTGCCTTTACCTGTTCATCCTGCGCGGCAAATTCCTGCATCGCCTTAAAAGACGGGAGCTTCCCAACCTCCGTCCCGTCTGCAGTGCGGGCATCCTTTTCCCCGAACTTGTGGAGCCGGACCACATCAAACGCATTCATCAGCTTCCCGCAGCAAGGATCGGTGGCATGGTGGCTGTATGCGAACAGCCCGTCATAAATCACCACCCCCGCCGCCGAATCCGCCGGGATATAATCATACCTCCCATGAATGGCGGCTGACGGGCGGTACACATCCGGCAGGAATTTTTCAATCGCCTCCGTAATGCTGTAGGTACGATTGAACGCCCCGATCAGCCCTTCCTTTGAAAGCGGATCAGCCTGTTTCTTTATATCCCTCTGAACCACCGCACTCTGCCTGCAGCTCACTGGCCATGAGGAAACATCATGCCAGTCCCTGTACCGCGCCAGCACCTCATCCGGCTCCACAAGCCGTCCGTCCAGTTCCCGGAATATATACTCGCCATCGCTTGAGGTGCTCGGCCAGTACATAAGTCTGGACGGCTCATAGGTGGAATCATCGAACAATTCAATCCCGATGTCATCCGCGAGCATCCGGCTGACCGCCCCGTACTCATCCGGAGTGACCTCCCTCGCAAGGAGAATGATAAGGCGGAGCCTCGGCTTCTCCGGGGTATGCTTATGGGTGGAGTAAACGATCATTTTCATGTCAAAAAACATCTCGATCTCATCGAGGATGCCCTCCGTCCCGTAATCCATATCCAGCGTAACCGCAGACCGGGAAATGACACAGTCCTTCTTCCTCCTGCCGCCCTTTAACTTTCCCAAGACGAAGCCGCCCACATCCTTGACATTATCCTGCTGTCCCTTCGGCATCTTCCGGTACTGCTCCATCGTCTCAGCGGTATAGGTGGTCCGCGACAGCCTTTCTGCAAAGTCCTCATAGGACATTTCCTGCCCGTTGAATTTCTTATCCATTCTTGAGTTTCCGACTGATACGAACATTTTTCGCTGCCTCCTTCTTCTTTTTCTTCTCTGTGCGGGCAGCCCTGCCGACAGCGGTACTGGCTGTCGGATCAGGATACCCTTCCCGGTTTTTCCCTGACAAACAAACACCCCCTAATCCTTTTTATAAAACGGGCTTTCAAATCCCGCCGCCTTAAGCGGAAGCCCCTCGCACCATGAGGGGCAGACCGACATGATTTCATTTACCTCTTCCACGCTGGAAACCCCGTGCGGCACCTCCAGCACCACTTCGTCATGGACATGGCAGACGATGGAAAGCCCCGCTTTTTCCAACCGGAGCATCGCCTCCGCCAGCAGGTCCCTCGCCACCGCCTGAACGATGTTCTCGCAGAATTTCGCCCCGTAGGATTCCACCCGGCTCCACTTTTTGTTCAGCCCCACACCCTCATAGCAAACGCTTTCCGAGCCGAAACGGTTTACCGTCATCCGGGGACGCACATAGGAAAGCACCCTTCCGGACGGAAGGCGGATCATCAGCATCCCGGACTGATAGAACACATACACCTTCCCTACCGCTGCTTCTTTATGCTCTCTGACCGCCGACTTGACTGCGCCGTCAATCTCATACCAGAAATTCACGATATGCGGGTTGGCGCTCCGCCAGGACTGCACCAGCCCTTTCAGTTCCGACTCCTCCACGAAATTCAAAGCTCCCATGCTGACGAGTGCCCCTTCCGCGCCTCCGTACTGGCAGGCCAACGATGCCACCTTCCCCCTCGCACGGTACGGGCTTCCTTTCGTGATCTCCTCGATGGGGATATGGAACATCTTTGCCGCCGTCTGCTCATAGATTTTTCCGGCTCCCCTAAATTCCTCCATTACCCATCCCTCCCCGGCAAGGTATCCCATTACCCTCGCTTCGATGGCGGAGAAATCGCTGACGATAAAACGGCATCCTTCCTTTGCCACGAATGCGGTGCGGATCAGCTCCGACAGCACCTCCGGCGTGGAACCGTATAATAATTCGATAAGGTCATACCGCCCCTCCTTCACAATGGAACGGGCAAGCTCCAGATCCTCCATATGGTTTTGGGGCAGGTTGTGGATCTGCACGAGCCGGCCCGCCCATCTCCCCGTCCGGTTTGCCCCGTAAAACTGAAGGATCCCGTGTACCCTTCCGTCCGGACAGACGGAACGCTCCATTGCCTCATACTTTTTTACAGAAGTCTTGGACATGGCAAGGCGCAGCTTCATCATTTCCGACACCTCACCCCCGCTGTTTGCCGCCAGCTCCTCCACCGCAGCTTTGGCAAGGGAATCCGTCTCGATTCCTTTCCCCTGAAGCCATGCCTTTAACTGTGATACACTGTTGGGATTTTCAAGCCCCGACAGTTCATACGCCCTTTTTGAAGCGGCTTCCTTATATAAAAGGTCACAGGCAGCCGCATGGGTGATCAGCTCCCGGTCTACCAAAATGCCCCGGTCATTGATGCGCTGATCCATGCAGTAAAGCTCCTGTTCCTTATCGGGGATCGGGAACTTCTGCAGGTTTTTCCTGATCTGCATCTCCACCGCCACATCCCGGATGCAGTAGTTTTTAAACAGCTCCCACTTTTCCGGAGCGTGGATGGGCAGGTTCCTTACCCTTCCGCCGTTGCTCTTGGTCGGCCTGCACGGGACACAGAAATAACGGATCAGTTCCTTCCCTTCCGTCATTTTCTTCTTATCCAGCTTCAGCGCTTCCCCTACGCCCTCCAGCGATAACGGGAGGGAGAGCATGGAAGCCTGAACAGCGGTACACCGCCAGCTCTCCGGCTGTAAGTCCAGATGAAAAAAACGGTTGATGCAGGTGCGCTCAAAGGCGGCATTGAACGCCGTCTTGATAACCGTGTCATCCTTCAGAAACTCCATGACCTCCCCCGGCATCTCCTCCCCGGAAGCAAGGTCAACCACAGCAATCTCCCCGTCATCGATGCTGTATGCAAACAACAGGATTTCAAACTGCCCGGACGATGCATAGCGGTATACACCGCAGTCCGGCAGGGAAACATCTGAATAAGTTTCAATGTCAATCGCCATCAGTTCAGCCATGCATACGACCTCCCCGATTTGATTTTGCTGACCATCTTCCTTGAAATCCCCATTTTCTCCGCAATCTCATACGGATGGATGCCGCCAGCAAGCATCCTTTTAACCTGAAGCACCTCATCATATTTCAGTTCCAGCACCTTCATTGGGAGCCGCCGCGTATAACCGTCCCGGCACTTCACATAATGCGGCATACAACAGATTCTCCCCTGACTGCTGATCTGATATCTTCCTTCCATTCCTTCTATGTCTTTCCAACGTTCCAAATAGAAAACCTCCTTTATGTATGGGACGGCATTACCGCCGTCCCGTCCTGTGTCCTTTAAGAGAGAAAATCATCCTCGCCGTCATCCACCGCTTCAAACTCATCCCTCGCATTGGCTCTGGAGCCTAAAGGTTCCCCATCCCTTAACTTCTGCACATTGCCGAGTCCTGCCGCCACGCCTTTGTTGCCGTTGGAGTTGTAAGCGTAAAAGGTAATGGAAACCCTACCGTAGCATCCGCTGTATACCTCGCTCTGGTCAAGGATCGGATGTACCTGTCTGTCCACGATCTGCGGTGCCTGCTTGGAATTGGCGTTTAAGAACATACAGCCGCCGTAAGCCTCATCCTCCGGGCGGTCCGTATCGCCGTCCCTCAAAGGCGTTTTTAAATTGGCAGGAATCTTGCCGCCCCATTTCCCTTTGCCTTCCTCCTTCGCAGTTTCGATAGCCTTTTTGATCTTTGCAATCGTATCCCTATCCTTCTTGTCGATAATGCAGGATACCGAATACTTCGGCTCGCTGCCGTTGACGGAATCCGGCTCCCATAAATGTGCGTAGGAAAGCCTGCAGGGAACGATTACTTTGGTTTTGTTATCTGTACTCATACTTAGTCCTCCTTAAAATCCGCTTCTGCGGTTGATATATTGACTGCTTCTCTTTTATCTGATTCCGGCACCAGAGTGACCTTGCCTTCCGGCTTATACACAAAAGCTCCGAGAATCTCTGCAAACTTCTTTTTCCCCATCAGCTTCTCCATCTCAGTAATACCGATCAGGGTGGATTTGAAGATGTCCGTGTACCCGGCTGCCTTCGCCGCATTCGCCGCATCTTCCTCATCCGTATATCTGCGGTTGCTGCGCCCAAGCACCAGCTTGAAGCCCGGCCATTTTTTATGATTGGCAACCGCTTCATTCTGTGCGTAGGCGTAAATTTCCTCCGCCCATTTCTTCAAAGCGTCTGCCTTGATAAGCACCTCTGCGATTTCTTCCTCTGACAGAAGCGGTGCTTCCTTAAACTCCATCTGCGCCAGCCGCAGATATTCATTCGCCCTCTCCCGGCAGGTAAACCTCGCCTTGCAGAAGCGGCAATGGTCCCCGGCGGCATATTCTCCTTCTCCCGCCAGAGCTTTCTTCGCCCCGGCTTCAAATACCTCGCTTCCCCATGCTAAGAGCGCTTCTGTAGAAATTTCCCATGTGGAGAGGTGCTGCAGCCTCGGCTGCACGATGGTCAGTTCCACCGTCTCGATCTCATACAGGAAGGAAAGCATATCGAGTACACCGAGACCGTAAATCATAAGCTGCACGTTCTCTTCCGCTTCCACCATGACGCCCTTGCCGAGCTTCAGGTCGATAATATGGATTTTTCTGGAATCCACCACCACAAGGTCCGCCGTGCCGAAGCAGCCTTCCACACGGCTGCTTAAGTCAACCTTCAGCTCCACGCCGATATACGGATCGGGGCAGTCCCTCTTTGCTTCCTCGATCTGGCTGACGCCGTAAGCGACATAATCATCCACCGCTTCCATCAGCTCATCCGTATAATAATCGGATACCGGGCGCTTCGTCCTTTTCTTCAGGTGCTTCTTGATCAGGTATTCCGCCATCTCATGTCCGGCAGTCCCCTCCGCCGCATAAGGGGACTGCTCATCTGCAAACTGCTCTTCCAGCTTAAGGGACGGCGGGCAGCTTAAGTAACGCTTGCCGGACGGATGGGGAAAACCTTGCATGCGCGCCCATCAGAGCACCTGCGCTTTCTGGTACAGCTCGCTGAGCTTCTCATCCGGCACATCTGACAGCTTGCTGTATCCAAACTCGGTAATGAGGCTTTTGACCTCGGAGGTCTTTCCTGCCCTCGATTTCTCCGTCAGGAATGCACGGACTGTTTTCCTGTCAATCTGCGGCTCATCCTTTTCCTTCTCTTTGGGAGACGCCGCTTCCGCAGCTTCTTTCTTTTCAGGCGCTTTCCCTGCATCATTCGGCAAGCTCCTTCCCTCCGAAATCATCTGCCGGATTCCGGCGGCAATCATCTCATAGCCTTCCGCCATCTTCATTAATCCTTCATTCATAGGTTTTTCTCCTCCTTTATTCCAATCTCAGTCCCCGAACCGCCATGCGGTATTCAGGCGTGGCGCGCTCATCAATCGGGAGCGTCCTGACATTTACTGCATTGAATCTGTCATCATAAAGCCGCACGGGTTTCTTTTTCTTTCCGGCATGATCAAGCTCAAACTTCATTCCCTCCGTGATGTCAAAACCGAACACATACACCTCATCGCAGGAATCCATCAGCTCCAAGCCCATCTCAATGCCTGTCATTCTCTCGTTGGGATTGTTCTCATCGAGGAATGCCGGAAAATAGAGATGAGGGATCACAGGGATTCGCCCTGTCCCAATGACAATCCTTCCGTAGAATTTTGCCTTTTTGATGTTCTCCTCGATGTTTCCCCGATACGGGGAGCAGATAAATACTTTTTTCATCATTCAATCATCCTTTCACATTCGACTCTCATGGCCGTGGGGTACTCGTCAATATTTCCTACAGGGCAAAGTCTCTGAGGATGCCCTCCATCACTGCCTTGTCCTCATCGGTTAGCTGCTCCGACAACCGTTTAAGCAGTTCCTGCTGATTCGGCTTTAAGTATTTGCGCCCGACATAATATCCATCAGCCACTTTCACTCCTCCGCCGTATCTGCCGCGGATGGTTTCAATTGGGTGAGCGAGGGTCAGCTCTTCGATGTCATATTTTATGGTCCGGACCGATACATCAAACTCATGCGCCAAGTTCGCAATGGTGTCCTGCCTTCTTTTGCACAGAACATTTAAGATCGCCTCGCGGCGCTCACTTGGTGTCATGTTCTTCGCCATCCCCGCTCACCTCCTTCCTCATTTCCCTTGCCTTGTGAACACAGGATATTGGTTAAAGGTGCAGGCTTTTTGCACCTTTAAAAACTTTTTTCAAAAATCTGCAAATCAAAATCCACATGACGTACAGCGATTTCTTCAATAGGTAAGAACGCCCTATTGCTTTCACTTCCCTATTCTCTTTTTGCGTTTTAGATAAACCGTAAAAAAACACACTGCAATCTCCACGCAATAGGTAATATCCTTTTCACAATGAAAAAGGGAACTGCCTGTCCAACGTAAACAGGCAATTCCCTAAAAATGGCTGAACTTAAGAAAGCCACTAGAATCTCTGATTTTTTACAGCATTCTACCAACATACCTGTTCGCAGACTACTGTAATATCAGCACATCCTAGCGGCTGTCTTTACAAGCCAGTCCCATTATTTCATTTTCATCATCATCCATTATCCGACACAGGCATTTGTTGCTGCTTTTCCTATGTGAACAGGAATGTCCTCTTTTGTAACTTTGCATTTGTGAAGTACCACCACATCTTCCCTGACTTCCGATTCTGTCTTACAAACAAAACAGTTCTTATTCCACGGACAATTCCTTGTGCATCTATGTACTACGCCATCCGCCAT